TCGTTGACAAATATGTAAATAACTACTTGATAAATAAAGTGGATAAGATAGAATCTTGTCCTATAAAGTATATGTTCTTTGATATTGAAATTCTATCAGATGAGTTTCCAGATGTAGTTAAAGCAGATAAGCCTGTATCTTGTATAACTACTTATATATCAGATAGAAAAGAATATAAAACTTTTTGGCTAGGAGACTATAAAAATGATAAGCTTATGTTGGAAGACTTTATTAATCATGTAAAGACAGAAGCTCCAGATATGTTACTAGCTTGGAATGTGGACTTTGACTATACTTACTTACATCAACGTTATATGGGAATCGCAAAGAAACTAAGTCCAATTAACTTAGCTAGAATGGGTAAGAAATATTTAAATCATTTAGATATATTTTATCCTGCTGGAATAAGTATCTTAGACTATCTTACTTTATTTAGAAAGGTTAATATGCGTGAAGCTAGTTATGCTTTAGATTATATAGGTGAAAAGTATTTAGGTCGGGGTAAAAAGTTTAAGAATCCTCACTTTGGTTCACTCAATGAAGAAGTTAAGTTGAGAAATATTGGTGATGTTGAAATGTTAGTAGATATAGAAGCATTGAAGAAAGGTGGTCGTCTAATATCATACTATGATGAAGTTAGAAGACTATCTAAAGTAAAATGGGAAGATTTATATTTTAATTCTAGAATTGTAGAAATGATGTTGCTAGAAGAGGCAAAGAATCAGAATATAATACTACCTAATAAAACAAAAGCTGAGAATCGTTTATCATTCAAAGGTGCTACTAGAGAATCTTCAGAGATAGGTGCAGTATTTGATGTAGGTAAATTTGATTTAACTTCTGCATATCCAAGTATGATTGTTAATTTTTGTTTAGATACACAGAATATCGGACAAGATGGAATCGAAATTAGTGGAACAAAGTTTAAACAGAATAAAGAAGCTCTACTTCCAAAAGTTGTTCAAAAAATATTAACAATTAAAAATGATTTGAAGAAAGCCGTAAAGAAGGATTCAAGTTTACAAAAGAAATATGATGCAATTAAAGCAATAGTAAATTCAACCTTCGGAGTAATGGGTAATCAATACTTTAGGTTACATGATAATAATGTTGCTTCTGCAATAACTTATTTAGTTAGAGATTTAATATTATATACTAAAGAGAGATTAGAGGGAGAGGGTTATAAAGTATTGTATTGGGATACTGATAGCGTGTTTATCAACACAAAGGAGGATATTAGTAGTAAACTAAATTCTTATATTCAAGATTGGGGAAAGAAATACAATAAAGATGAAATAGATTTGGCTTTTGAATATGAAGGGTATTTTGAAAAGTTATTTCTTTTAGGTAAATGTCATTACTATGGTTATATTCATGGTAAAGATGAGCCTGAAATAAAGGGCGTTGAAATAAAAAGAAGCTCTAGTAGTAAATATGAAGCACAGTTTCAACGAGAATTACTTGAGAAGGTGCTTAATAAAGAAAGTAGAGAAACTATATTTAAATGGATTGAAGAGGAGAAGAAGAAAATTAAGACATTACCACTACTAGATTTAGCTTTTCCTTGTAAAGTTCAAAATAAGAATTATGTAAATAAACCTATATTTGTTAGAGCATTTTTTAATAGTAAAGAAATATTTAAAGATTTTGATGTTCGTCAAGGTGAATTATTCTGGTATATTTTTGTGAAGAAGTTAGGTAAAGATAAGAACGGAAAAGATATTAATGTTCTAGGTATAAATAAAGAGAATACTATAGAAAAAGATAAAGTTGATTGGGAAGAAGTAATACGAAGAAGTATTATTCTCAAAGCTGAAAATATCTTTGACGCTATGGAATGGGATAAATTAAGATTATATAACTCGGATCAATTAAGTTTATTTTAAGGAGGTCAAGATGGGTTGGAAAGTTACGTTAGAACATAACAGAAGTAAATTGAATCATATTACATTTTTAGAAGACAACAAGGAATTAGGGCATTTCATATTAAACCTAAATGGAGAATATGAAATAAGGGATATAAGTAGGACGTATCATGACGTTCTATCTAAACCTGAAAAATTTATACATAAAGATAAAAATATAGAATTTGGAAAGCAGGAGGAAAACTAATGTTATCAAGTCAAGCTTTACACCAAGAGAACACCAAGGCAGATGAGGCTATCGCTAATAAAAACGCTACTGTTGAGGAACTATTGAAGGTATTGATTAAGTTGCAAACACTAAATCTAAAACTATTACACAACATCAGAACAAATCAGACAGCTATAATGAAATTTCACGGTATCGAACTTAAAGAACCGAAGAAAGATGAGCAATCGCAAGAAAGGAAATAAGTTCGAGAATAAAGTACAGAAAACAATCTCCAGTGGGGGTTTGTGGTTTCAAAAAGCAGACCTCCACATGGAGGATTTTGTTATTGAATGTAAGTTTACTGATAAAAAAAGCTTTAGGATTACGTTAAAGACTTTAGAAAAATTATGGAATCAGGCTTTAGATGCAAACAAAGAACCTATATTGGAAATTGGGATAAGACGAAATGATAACGAGATATTTAAAATACAAGGAATGGTTACTGTGGAGAAATTATAATGGCAATAAGTAAAAACGCAAAGAATTTATTACGTCAAAGATATTGTCGAGAAGGTGAGCAACCTAAAGACGTTTACAAAAGAGTAGCAGAGGCTTTATCTCTGGGAGACAAGAAGTTCGAAAAAAAGCTGAAATGTGCTATGACTGAAGGATATTTTCTCCCTAATTCTCCTTGTCTAAGAAATGCAGGAACTAAAAAAGGAATGCTTCATGCATGTCTAACAGGAGATACAATTTTACTCGATAATGATAAACTGAGAAAAATAGAAGATATTCATGGAGATAATTGGTATTCTTGGTCAAATGGAGAAAAGGAAATAATAGAGTTAAAATGTAATAATGGATTATCTATAAAATGCACTCCCGATCATAAAATAATGTTAGATAATGATAATTTTATTGAAGCAAAAGATACTTTAAATAAAGACATAAAATGGGGATTGGGAAATAGAGACTGTAAAGTATATTCAGAACTAGAAGTATTAAGAGGATTTTTGTTTGGAGATGGTAGTAAAGAGAATACTACTTGGGTTAAAGTAAATATAGATAAAAATAAAGAAGAAGAAATTGCAGATTTTTTGAATTTTTCGAAATTTGAAAACAATAGAAAAAACAAGAAAGATTATTGTAAAAAAAGAATTGAATTAGAAAAATTAGGATGTAACACTGATTTTCTAGAACACACTTTACCTAATAGAGATTTACCTGATGATATTTTATATGGCAATTCTGAAAAAGTAGCTAGTTTTTTAATGGGATTATTTGAAGCTAACGGTTCAGTTAATAATAAGGGAGAAATCAATTTAAAAACTACTTGTAAAAGTATGATATATAAAGTGCAAATATTATTAGCTTCTTTTGGGATACCGTCCTATATAACAGTTGGAAAAGCTAAAATACATCATTGGTATAATGGAGATTATCTATCAAAAGAAAAATATGATCTTTTTATTAGAGTAACTAATTCACATATTTTTAAAGAGAAAATAGGATTTTACAGTAGTAAGAAAAATAAATTAATTAGGAAAAGTGAATATTCTTTTGATTGTAAATTAAAAGTTATAGAAATAAAAGAGTTGGAAAATTGTGAAGTATTTGATTTTACAATGAAAGAAACTCCCCATTGGAATTTTGCCAATGGATTTATAGCTCATAACTGTTTTGTATTACCAGTTGAAGATAGTATGGAGAGTATTAGTAAAGCTCTTCATGATATGATTATTATCTTCAAAAATGGTGGTGGAGTTGGAATGAACTTCAGTAAATTGAGGCCTAGAGATGCACAACTAGGAACTGGTGGAACATCAAGTGGTGTTGTATCATTTATGAAACTATTTGATACTGCAACTGAGGTAGTTAAACAAGGTGGTTTTAGACGAGGCGCTTTAATGGGAGTTTTAAACTTCGAACATGCAGAAGTTATAGAGTTTATTAGAAGTAAGTTAGCTCACAATCTAACTAACTTTAATATATCTATTATGGTTAGTGATTCGTTTATGAAAAAAGTAGAGAAAGGGGAAGAGATTGAATTAAAGAATCCCCAAGATAATTCAACATGGGGAGTTATTAATGCTAAAACCATATTTGATGTCATTTGTTTCTGTGCTTGGAATAGTGGTGATCCTGGGTTTCTATTTTACGATAGAATTAATAAGGATAATAAACTTTTTCCGAAGGTTAAAATAAAAAGTACCAACCCATGTGGTGAGGTTCCTCTTCCTTCATACGGAGCTTGTTGTCTTGGTTCTATAAATATAAGTAAATTAGTAAGATATAACAAATTTGATTTTAAGTTATTTGAAAAACATCTAGAAATTGCCGTTAGAGCATTAAGAAATAATAATGCAGTATGCGTTACAGATGATGCTGAAGCATTAACTAAAGAAGGATGGAAAAAATATAATGAATTAAGCAAAGGAGAAGAAATATTAACATATTCGCTACATACTGATAAAAGTGAATGGCAACCTATTCTGAAAATTAATGAGTTCGATTTAGAAAATGAAAACATGATAGAATTGTCTTCAAAATCAGGTTTAGATTTATTAGTTACTCCTAATCATAAAGTTATATTTTCTCCTTATAATTTAAGACAAAGAGTATCAGTTAATCCTTTTAGCTATAGAATAGCTACAGCAAAACATTTACCACAACAGTGTCAAATTCCTGCTTGCAGACCAATTAATAGAGAAAAAGATTTTAATATCGATGATAATATTATTAAATTAATTGGTTGGGTAATTACAGAAGGACATAAAAATAAAAATGCTTATGTTATATCACAAAGTAGGGGGATTCATCCTCAATATTCGAAAGAATTAGATGATATATTTAAAGATTTAGGATTAAAAATAGCAAATCCAAAGAAGGACAGTTGGTATTTACCTGTTTCTTTTTCAAAAGAATTAAAATTAGAAGAAAATCATAAAATTATCCCTTTATGGATATTTAATTCTTTTTCTTTAAGACAATTAAAATTACTTTTTGATACTATGATAAAAGGAGACGGCAGTACAAAAGATTATTGGAACTATACTTATGCGGCAAAAGATTTAAAAGCGTTAAATAGATTTCAATTTCTAACTACATTAATTGGTTATAGAAATACTCTAATTAAACCTACAATTTCTCAAGTTGGAGTTATTAGAATTAATAAAAGAAAATATAGACACATTAGAAAGAAAGAAATCAAAAATTTTAAAGGAAAAGTTTGGTGTCCTACTGTAGAAAATGGATTTTGGATAGTCAGAAGAAATGGTAAAGTTTGTATTACAGGTAATTCACATTATCCTCTACCTGAAATAACTAGAACTATGAAAGAGTTGGATCCTATTGGTGTAGGTGTAATGGGATTTGCAGATTGTTTGATTAAACTAGGTATTAAATATGATAGTCAGGAATCATTAGACTTTATTGATGAGATTGGTAAAGTATATAAAGAAGTTACAGATAAGTTAGCTAAAGATTGTTTTTGGAAGAGGATAATAGCACCTACTGGTTCATTATCATTACTTGCAGATTGTAGTAGTGGAATAGAACCAGTATTTGATGTTGATTTTGAAAGGCATCTAACCGTAGGAGTTATAAGAGAAACTAGAGAGCTATATAAATCTAAATTTGTTAGAACTGCTCATGATATAACGCCAGAGTGGCATCTGAAGATACAAGCTCAATGGCAAAAGTGGTTAGATGGTAGTATTTCTAAAACAGTAAACATGCCTAATGAAGCTAGTGTTGATGATGTTAAAGAAGTATATATGACAGCTTGGAAGTTAGGAGTGAAAGGAGTAACTATATTTCGTGATGGATCAAAAGGAGGAGTTCTCAAGAGAAAACCCACTAAAAGAAATAAATGTGATGGAGATGAGTGTCATTTATGATATGTTACATATTACTTCTTTTACTGCTCTTTTTTATTGTATATGGGAATATTAGGGGTAGAAGAAAATGAATATATTCAAAAGTATATGGAGGATTATCATGGCTATAGCAAAGAAAGTATTTGAGCTATTGGTTCAGAAGAAAAATAGACCACCTGTAATTGAGGATATACCCAATCAAGTGGTTAAAGAAACTGAACCATTAGAATTAGTAGTTACAGCTTCGGATCCAGATGGAGACCCAATAACATTGACAGCTACAGGATTACCTGCTGGAGCAACATTTACTGATAATGGAGACGGAACCGCTACATTAAGATATACTCCTAATCATGGTGATGCAGGAACGTATAATATTGAAGTAACAGCAGATGATGGAGTAGTGGAATAATGGACGATTATTTAGATGATGTAATAGACGAAAATCCTCAACAAATTTTACATGAGCTTAATGACAATTTTAAACAAATGGCTCAAAATTTGATTAGAGATTTTACGGAAGCTGTTACAGGAAAAGAGAAAGATGGCACAAACTAAAGAACAATTAACAATTACTGTTCTACCTCAAGGGAATGTAGAAACTAGGGTACTGGTAGTTACCTTTCCTCATGAATCTACTGATAGGATAACTCAACATTATCAGAGTGTTAGGAATATACCAGATACCCATGTTCTACATATACCCCATGATGATATAAACAGTAGAGCTTCTTGGGACCATGTCTTTGATGATTATGTAGTTCCTGTTCAACAGAAGCTAGATGAGTTAGGTCCTAAGAACATTCATTATATAGTTCTAGTTAACCCTTCTAGGACGATAAAGTATTATGAGCAGAACAATGGAGAAAAAAGAGTATCTACTTGCTCATTTACAGCAGTAATATATACACTTAGAAAAGATTTACAGTATTACAATAGAAACAACCCTTATTGGCAAAAATCATATGGCAATACTTTTAGGAAACCATGGGAAAGATTCAATCATCAGAGAGGTATATATCATATGGTTTCTGCTCTTGAAGGAGATTTAGCTATACAGCAAATAAATAATTCTGTTATAGAACCTACTGAGGGAATTGATTTTGTAGATAGTAGATATGGAAATATAATGCATATTGTTGACATAGATAAATATCCTGATAATAGACATTACTCTTATATGGATATGGATTATAAGCATTGTTGTTTAGCTAAATACTTTGAAGAAATAGGAAAAACTGATTATATTTGGCATAATCATGGTTGGACATATGGAGATGTATATGGAGTAAAAGAATCTAAGTTGAAAAAGTTAAATGATATGCTTGAAAATGCTTCTCTATATACACAAAGTCAACTAGATTCCGCTCAAAGAGCATATGATAAAGTTAAAGATATAGAAGAACCACCAATAAAAACTAAGATGTGGTTAGGTTGGTATGATGGTACTTATAATGATGCTTGGATTTGGCAACCAAAGAGTTTATGGTCTCAAGTACATTCTGGTAATAGGGCAGCCTTTGATGCAGTAAAAGCTGGTTGTTGTTTTGTTACCATGCCAATGTTTGAACCATATACTAGTGGAGTGTGTCAACCAGCAGAAATAGGATATTATGTTGTAAATGGATATACATACGGTGAAGCCGTATTATACAGCATACCAGGATTCTTATGGGCTTATCATTGCACTGGTGACCCATTAACGCAACGGGAGGTGTGAAAAATGGAAGATTTAGTTCCTAAAGATTTTTGGAAAAATTTTGACAAGCTTTTTGACTCTATATTCAAAGATTTTGGAAAAAATTTAAATTCACAAATAAAAAAACTAGAAGAAAAATTTCATGATATATATGTAGAAAGAAAAAATGGTGAAGTTACAAAGGTAGTTATTGATGGTAAAGAATATATAAAAAAGGAGGTATAGAGATGTGGGCTTGGTTAAAGAATTTGTTTAATTCTCTTTTGAGAGTGTTTAAACAGTTTATTGCTATTGCTATCCCTACTGCACAACAGATTTTAGCGGCAGAGTTTAAGGATATCGCTGTAGCTATTGTTACTGAATTAGCAACAACTGATTTAACTAATGAAGAAAAGAGAAAACAAGCTTTTGAAAGAATTAAAGCTAAAATTGTAGAGTCAGGAAAAGAAGCTAGTGATAGCTTTGTAAACTGGTTAGTTGAAACTGCATATCAGTATTTCAAAAAGACTACTTAAATTATGAGAAATATATAGGGAGTGGTGGGTTAGCTCCTACCACTCTCATATATGAAGGAGGAATTTAATGTGGATTAAGAGTGTTCGGTCAATAGTAACGGTGGGATTAACTGGTACCTTCTGCTATCTATCAGCTAAAGGTATTATACCCGTAGATAATTTTATGAATGTGTTCTTGGTAGTAATAACGTTCTATTTTGCCGCTAAAAGTAGAACAAATGGAGGTAATGGTCAATGAAAAAGAAAAAAGGCAGTATGGAATGTTATAGGTTAATAGCCTCTTTGCCTAAGCGAGATATTATTAGACTGGCTAGAAATACTTGTAAACATGGCCATTCATACTTGGCACATCCTAAATGTGCTTTTGATGAAAAGGTTATTGTAACTAAAAATGGAAAAAAGGTAGTGCTTGAAGAAAAGATAGGATTTCTAGACATTGAAACATTTACATTCGGTTTTAAAGCGGATATGGGGTTTATGTTGACATACTGTATCAAAGATTTAGATGGAAAGGTTCATACAAACGCAATAACACCTGCCGAATGTAAACTAAAAGGTGATAATGATAAGAGATTAATGAAAGATTTGATTAAAGACCTAAGAAAATATACTAGAGTTGTAGGTCATTACTCTACATATTTTGATTTACCATTTCTTAGGACAAGAGCAGAATATTACAACCTAGATTTTCCAGTATATAAAGAAATATATCATACAGATACATTCTTTTTGTTAAAAAGTAAATTTTCTTTAAGGTCTAAAAGTTTAAAACATGCTTGTAAATTCTTTGGTATATCGGCTAAAGAGCATGGGTTTGAATTTGAACCGTGGTATAATGCAGCCAAAGGAGATAAAAAGGCAATAAATTATGTACTTCAACATAATATTGAAGATGTAGTATCTACTGAAGCTTTATGGAAAAGAATCAATAGATTTTCAATGATTAATAAACGAAGTATCTAAATGAGTTATAAGTCTAGAACGAATTGGCTCATGAGTGATGGTAAAGCTCATTTTGATTGGTGTAATTGTTTATTATGCAGGAAGAAAAATGAAAAAGAAAAAACTACCAACAAAGTACAAAAGAAAGGTATGGGAAATAAATCCAGTAACCAGAAAGAAACCAAAGAGAAGAAAACTAAGAAGTAGAGACAAAAAAAGGTTAGAGGAGGAGATTGATGGAACCTAGATTTCAAATAGGAGAACTTGTAAAGGTTAAGCTTACTGGTGAAAAAGGAATGGTCATTGAAACATATGACAGAAATACTCATACTGGTAATGAAATTGGATATCAAGTAAGGTTATCTAATAGTTATGCAATTGCTAACATGTTTGAGTATGAATTAGAGGAATGGAAAGATGAAGATAATAAAGCCTAGTATAGAAATAGAACCTTTTAATTCTCTGAAAATGTTAAAGAGAATAGAAAAGGCTGGACGAACTTGTTATAAAAGCGAGAATAAATCTAATCATGCTTCAGCAGTTAAGTTTGTTAAAATGATTCTTAAAAGAGGACATGAATCTGTTATAGAGCATGAGAAGATTACGGTTCGAGTGATTTGTGATAGAGGGGTTTGTTATTCAGCAGATACTAAAGTTTTGACAAATAATGGTTGGAAATATTTTTATGAAGTTAATAGTAATGATTTAATATACACTAAAAATAATAAAGATGAATTAATTTTAACTAAAAATTTTAAATTAATAAAAGAATTTTATACAGGAGACCTTATAAATTTCAAAACGACTCAAATTGATTTGTTAGTAACTCCTGAACATAAAATGTGGGTACAAGATATTCATACGAGAAAAAAAGAGTGGAAATTTATTAGAGCAATAGAAATGTTTAATAAAGCGTATAAATTTTCTAAAGGATGTAATTTTTGGAAGAAAAAATCTAAAAAAGAAATCAAAATCGAGAATAGATTAATTAATAGAGGATTTTATAAGAAAATATTTAAAGGTGATATATATAATAGGAAAGATTTTTATAAGTTTTTAGGTGTTTGGATAACTGATGGAAGTTTAACTCATAGAAAGAATAATAATGGTGGCTCTATTGTAATATCCCAAAAAAAAGAAAAAGGGAAGAAAGAAATAGAAAAAATTCTTAAAATATTAAGAATAAATTATAGAATTAAAAAAAATGAATATATCATAAATAATTTACCTTTATATTATTTTTTAAAAGAAAATTTTCTTAAAAATGATGATTATAAAAAAACTTATTATATTTCTCTACCATTCTGGATTAAAAATGAAAGTAAAGAATGTTTAGAATCTTTACTTGAAGGTATAAAATTAGGAGACGGAACTAATCATTCTAAATCCAAAGGATTTTATATTTATACTGCATCAGAAAAGTTTGCAGAAGATATTGTAGAAATAGCCTTAAAGATAGGAAAAACAGCAAATATTTCTTATTTAGATGTTAGAAATAGACCAAATCATTTTATTCAAGGAAAAGTTAAAACATATAGAGTTAGCATTATTAATACTATTAATCATTATTTTAGAAAAAATGAAAAAAGTTATAAAATTGAAGGTAATTGTGATGATGTTTATTGTGTAGAAATGCCAAAATATCATAAATTATATGTTATGAGAAATGGAAAACCTGTTTGGTGTGGAAATTCACATGAGTTAGTAAGACATAGACTAGGTAGCTATTCTCAAGAATCTACTCGATACTGTAATTATGCAGGTAAAGATATGGAGTTTATAATACCTTGTTTTTGGAATAGTCCCTCTCCAGCTAAAAATGATGAACTTTATAATTTATGGGATTGTCATATGCAACAATGTGAAAAAATATACAATCTTATGATAATGTATGGGGCAACTCCTCAAGAAGCTCGTTCAGTATTACCTAACTCATTAAAAACAGAGATAGTTATAACATATAATCTAAGAGAATGGAGACATTTCTTAAAGCTAAGAACCCATAAAACAGCACACCCTCAAATGAGAGAAGTAGCTTGTAGAATATTAAGTGAATTTAAGAAAAGATTACCAGAAGTGTTTGAAGATATAGAGGTGGAAAATGGCTCATGGAGACCCTAATGCATTTTGGTGGTGGTGTAATAAATGTAATAGACCTATAGAGGATAAGTATGCTCTAGAGGAAGATTTATGTCCATATTGTAAAAGCAAATTAGTACCAAAAAATGTTGATATTCGGTGACCCACATATTGAAGAACCTAAACTAGCCGAGTTAGAAGAGGTCTTTAATGAAATATATAAAAGACTTACTACTGACGAAGTTATTATATGTTTAGGAGATTACTACCATAGTAAAAGACCTACTGCTAAAGAACTGGATTTTGGAAGTTATTGGGTAAATCAGTTCCAGAGAAAAGCTAGTAAGGTTATAATGCTTCGTGGTAATCATGTAATGGTTAATTATAAACAGAATTACAGTAGTGTTGAATATCTAAAGCGTTTTGGTGTAACAGTTTGTGAAGATTATACATTCGATAATATGTACTTCGGTCATAAAATGACTGAAAAATCTTATATGTATTTTGGATTACAAGTACCTAATCATGAGAGATATGACATACCTTTAAAAAGATTAAGAAGATATGATTATGCTCTGTTAGGACATCAGCATCAATTTCAAAAACTTACTGATAAAATATATCATCTCGGGAGTATTATATATACTAACTTTAGTGAATTAAATACTGGCAAGAAATACATAGCTAAACTATTTAGAAAGAACTTAGGATTCATAGAGTTAAAAACTCCTATCCCAATGGTTGAAGTAGATAGTATAGATAAACTAGATGATATTAATCAAGATACTAAGGTAAGATTGGTCTTTAACTCTTTTGGAGAATTTAAGAGAGGAGTTAATAGAATTGAAGACTATAAACATAAATTCTATCAGTTTAAAATCAAACTCAACTTTACAGATAAGAAAGGTAAAGTTGAAGAAATTAAAGAAAAGAAAAGCTTATCGGAAATCATAGATAACTGGCTACAAACAATTAAAGATAAAGACGTTAGAAGAGAGTTAGAAAATGAAATTGTTTGTTTACGGGACGCTTAAAAAAGGACACTACAACCATAGAATACTGGAAAGGTCTAAGTTTATAAGAAAAGACCATATTCCAGGATATACTCTATATGATACTGGCCATTATCCTGTTGCTATAAAGAGTGAGATAGCTAGTCATTTTATAGAGGGAGAGATATATGAGATTGACCATGAAACTTGGTCAATAGTAAATGAAATGGAGCGGTATGCTGGATATAAAACGGCAGTATATTGTGATGTTATTTTCTTCGAGTTTAAAGACTGGTTGAAAGCGACTACTAAATTTAAACACATAGGTAGCAGATGGTACTGAGAAAGATTGTTTTAGAAAACTTTAAGAATTTTGAAGGGCAACATACCTTTCATTTCGATAAAGTAAATATGATAAGAGGTAAGAATGGCTCTGGTAAGTCAACACTTATCAAAGACGCTTTACTCTTTGCTATATATGGACATAGTGAAGTATCTCTAGAAAACCTACCTACTAGAGGTAAAAGCAAATCATGTAAAGTAGAACTACATTTTGAAAATATAGTAATAAAGAGAGACTATCCTACTAAGATTTTCGTTCAAGAAGTGAATTATCCTCCAATGATGTTTGCTAACAATAAAGTAGCACAAGATTGGTTGAATAATAGATTTAAAAATGTAGAATATTTTAGAAAATTCAGAATGATTGATGTTCAACAAGGAATCAATATACTTGAAGAAGGTAGAACATCACTTAGAAAGACTCTATTCTCTTTCAATGATAAGGTATTTAATGAGATAAGAAATAGTTTACAAACTAAACGCAGACAAAGAGATATATACAATAGAGATAATTTAAAACTTGATAAGATTCATTATCCTTCCGAAAAAAGATTACATGTAATTAATATTGGTGTATTAAATATAACAGAAAGTATATATGATTTAGAGAAAGAGATAACTGAGATAGGTCAAGAACTAACTAATCTAAATATTAAAAAATCTAATTTAGAGATAACTAAAGACAGAGAAAAGACTGAGAAACATAAAATACTTGAATATTCTACTTGCCCTACTTGTAGTAGAGAAATTACAGAGAGTATTAAATTACATTTAGTACAAAAAATTAATTATAGAATAGATGCAGTAAATAAAAAAATACCTATTCTTCTCTCAAAAATAGAAGAAGAGAATGATGAGATTACTCATTTAAGAACTGTTAAAAGAAAAAGCCAAGAAAAGAAAGAGAAATTAATTAGAATACAAGCTGAATTAGAAAATAGAGTTAAGCAGAAAGATTATAAATGGACTACTAAAGATGTTGAGATAATGAAACAAGCTATCAAAGAGCTTGATAACTTTGCTTCTTATTATATTACAGAGTGGATAAAAGTATTAGAGCCAATTATAAATGATATAATTAAGAAAGTTGGTTTTACTATCAAATTTGATTTAGATGATAAAGGTAGAATAGATATTATATTATACAAAGGCAATGAAGAATATAAATATAAAGACCTGTCTTCTGGACAGAGGTTAATAATATCTATTGCCTTTCAAATGTCTTTGTTAATGGAAAGAGGAGAAGCTGGTTTAATCATAGCAGATGAAGGATTTAGTAATCTAGATAAAGATAATCTACTTACTATTCTAGAATTATTTAAAAGCTCTTCATTTCAATTATTATCAGTAATACATAGACTAGATGATATACCTGATAGAGTATATCTAATTGCTTTGGAGGATTAATGAAATCAGTAATTATAGTAGGTGGCGGTTCTAGTATTCAAGAGGGAATTGATAAGAGACTATGGGATAAGATAAAAGGTAGAGAAGTATGGTCTCTCAATTCAGCTTTTAGAACTATGCCATACAATCCAACTAGACAACTATGGGTAGATTATAGATTCTTTGAACATAACGCACATTATATACAAGTTATGGGAAGCCAAGGAGTTAAACTAACTTGTAAAGCACATAGAAAGTATGCTTTTATTGGAGATGTAGTAGAACAAAAGGAATGTTGTAGGCAGAGAGAGTTTTATGGAGAAGGAATGAAAAATGTTCCTTTGGTCTTTATTGGTGGACATGGTTTAAGTGGTTGTTTTGCTTTATCTCTTGCAGTATTAGAAGATTATGATATTGCTTACATACTTGGCTATGATTGGGGAACAACTTCAGTAAATCAAAGAAAAACACATTACTATCAAGATAAGATAAAAGATTTAAACATATATTCAAGAGGAGCCGGAAATCCTGAAATATATCTAGAGAAATTAGGAAAAATCTTTATTAAAGACTTTGATTTATATTTAAAAGAGAAAATAAAAATATATAATGTCAGTCCTAACAGTAACTTATATCAATTTGAGAAGATAGATTATGACAATTTCTTTGAGAGGATAGCGAATGAATAAGTACACAATAATATCATACGCAACAAACAATACGCCTTATGTAGATTTAATGAGAGATTATTTACAGGTATCTTTAACTAAATTTAAATTAAAATATCATTTATCGACAATAGAGGGAGGAAGAACTTGGTACGATAATACAGCATTAAAATCTCAGTTTGTTCTCGATAAACTAAATGAATTAAATGAAGATGTAGTTTGGATAGATGCAGATGCTAAAGTAGAAAAATATCCAATATTCTTTGATGAAATACCAGAAGAATATGATATATCTTACCATACTTTATCTTGGAATCAATGGTATGGTTATAAAGGAAAAGATGTTAAAGAACTTCTTACTGGAACTATGTACTTCCGCAATCGTAAAATAGTTAAAGATTTATGTAAAGAATGGCATGAAGAAGCAGTAAAAAGTAATGAATGGGAACAAAAAGTATTGCAAAGAATAATCGGAAAATATAATTTAAAAGTATATCCTTTACCTCTAGAATATATTTATATAGATAGTTTACCTAGAGGAGGCAAACCAATAGTCAAATTGGATCCAGTTATAAGACATTATCAAGCAAGTAGAATGTACAAAAAAACATTGCACATTAGAGGTATGTTGGATGGCAGAAAGAAAGGGAACTAAGGCAATACAATTAATCAAACTATTTCATTATTGGTGTGGTAGATTGAAATTACCAAAACCTGTTGAAATAAGAAAAGACAATAGATTAGATTGTCCACTTGCCATAGACAATTGGCAAGATAAAAATAATGTTTGTTTGAGGTATCATTCAAGAAGACTTGGAGCTTGTCCTAAATGTATTCTTATTAGTGATATATTTCATGAAATAGGACATTTAATTAATAACTTACCATATAATACTAAAAAACAGCAAATAGAAAGTGAATATCAAGCTGAAAAGTTTTCCTGTGATATGATGAAAAAGTATTATCCTAAACAATATAAATTACTAATAAAAAGATTTATTAAATTACAGAGAATGAAATATTATAAAAAACATGAACCTATTTATTATAAAGCTTTTATAAGAATAAAAGATTATAAAGATACCATAGTATGAAAATAAATAAATTTGATTTAATAGGTGCAACTATAGTATTAGCTTCTCTAGTACTAATACCTCAACATAGAAATTGGTGGTTATTATATGCTTTTGGTTGTTTTTTATGGACAATAATACATTATACTAAACAACTATATTTCGGTATGATAATGAATACAGTAGCAATGATAATAGGAATAGTAAATTATATAAAATGTTAACAGGATTATATGCAATTCAATGAAAGTAGATAAAGAATTAATTAGAATTGCAATAAGAAATAATTTACCAAAATACGGATATAGTAATGGATATAAATTGATAAAAAAGGAATTAATATAATGGCTTTAACTGGACTCTATGCTATTCATATCGAACTCACATCAAAATGTAATAAAAATTGCTGGATTTGTGGTAGAAGAAAAATAGAGAGGGATTACCCAGAATTAGTTACTAACTATGGAGATATGGATATAGCTCTAGTAGAAAAGATAGCTAAACAAGTACCTGAAGGAATTCTTATTCATTTTCATAATAATGGAGAACCTCTTTTATATCCTCATCTATTAAAAGCTTTAGATTTATTTGGTCATTGTATTAGACATTTCGATACGAACGGAAAACTACTAATGAAACAATATTCTAGCATAATTGAACGTTGTGAAGTAATTACTGTATCTGTTATACCTAATGATCCAGATGGAGATGAACAATATGAAATAGTTAAAAAGTTTCTAGAAGATAGAGGAAATAGAAAACCTAGAGTTATTATTAGATTTAATGGTGATGTCTTAGATAAGAGAAGATGGATAGATTTAGGAGTTATGACAATAGATAGAATACTTCATTCTCCTATGGGTAGTTATGATTATGAAAAGAAAGTAGTTATACCAGAAGTAGGGTTTTGTTTAGAAATATTAAATCATTTATCTATTGATAGATTTGGTAAAGTATCTCCTTGTGTTAGATTCGATCCAGAAGACAAATTAATTATAGGAGATTTAAATACTCAAACTCTTGAAGAGATTTGGAATGGTAAGAAAAGAAAAGAGTATTTACAAAAACACATAGACGGAAAAAGAAATGAAATACCTCTATGTAATGAATGTGAGTATTGGGGAATACCTAGAGGGTTGCTATGAAGAAGTACTGTATAGATATTGACGGCACCATTTGTACTGATACCAGAGGAGATTATAAAAACGCTAAGCCTTATAAAGATAGAATAGCTCATATAAATCAACTCTACGATTGGCATAATCATATAATCTACTTTACTGCCAGAGGTGGGAGTACTGGTAAAGACTGGAGAAAGCTTACTGAAAAGCAATTAAAAGAGTGGGGCTGTAAATATCAAGAGTTAATAATGGGAAAGCCAGATGCAGATTATTTCATAGATGATAAATCTATTATTTCTGACGATTACTTTCAAGAACAAAAATCAGCTATAGTTACTGGTGGTCGTGGTGGTATTGGTAGAGCTATTGTAGATGCTTTAACTGAAATGGGATATATCGTTAGAGTAATAGATAATGCACCAACACATGATGGAACAATTGAAGGTGTTGAGTTTGTTGAGAACCTTTGGGAAATGGAGAAAGTATTTAAACAAGTTAAAAATCTAGAAGTATTAGTAAATTGTGCTGGAGTTGCTCAAGGAGATTGGCATTATATGTTAAACATCAATTTATTAGCTCCATTTCAATTATCTCAACTAGCTTATGAAAAGATGAAAGAAGGAGGTTGTATAATAAACATAACTAGTCTTTGGTCAGAAAGAGGATTCAAAGGCAATCCAGCATATGGTGTATCTAAAGGTGGTTTGAAACAATTAACTAAAGCATTAGCAATGGATTATGCACCTAAAGTTAGAGTTAATAATATTGGTTTAGGTTATTTTAAAACAAATATGACTAAATACTCTTGGAAAAACAGAAGAAAGAAAGTTACTAGTATGATTCCTTTAAAGCGTTGGGGAAAACCAGAAGATGTAAAAGAAGCCATTAAATTCTTAGTAAATGCCAAGTATGTTACTGGGCAAGATATTTATATAGATGGTGGATGGTTAGCAAATGGAGGTTTGTAATGAAAATTAGACATGTAGGATTTAGTGTTCATGATGAGAAGACTGCTTTGAGATTCTACAGAGATTTGTTAGGATTCAAAGTAGTTAAGAAAGCAAAGGAAGATGTAAATTACATCAAGCAATTACTTGGTGTTGTTAATGTTGAGTATATCAAGCTTAAAAAAGATGATGATATGATCGAAATGTATTTAATGCCTAGAGATAAACAGAAAGGTCGTTGGAATCATTTAGCATTTTCAGTTGATGATGTTGATGCATTGTATATTAAATTGATTGGAGAACAAGTTAAGTTTATGTCTCCACCTATTATTGACCCAGCAGGAGAATGTAAGCTATGTTTCTGCTATGACTATGATGGAAATATGATTGAGTTAGTTGAAGATTTAAAAGTTCATAAAGGGACAACTAGATTATCTAAGAAAAGAATTCCAATGAAGACAACTAAGAAAAAGATTCCTATGAAGAAAAGTCCTAAAAGTATAAGTGAAGCTGATTTAGAGAAAGATTATAAAGATGCTGATGAATAATGAAAATACTACTAGTAGTTTATGATAATGGGTCGTTTGTACCACCATTCCCTCAAGGATTGGCATATATAGCTGGAACTTTAGTTAAGAATGGGTATGATGTTGAGATTTACAATCAAGATATGCATCATTATCCAGATGAACATCTTACTGAATACCTCAACCACGAACATTTTGATGTAGTTGGTGTTAATCTAATAGCAGGATATTATCAATATCATAAAATAAAAGAGATATCCAAAGCTATTAATAATGCTGATGTAAAACCTATATATATTCTTGGGGGTCATGGACCATCACCTGAACCTGAATTCTTTTTTAAGAAAACTGGTGCAGATATAATTGTTATTGGTGAAGGTGAGGAAACTATAATTGAATTACTAGATACTATCAGAAATGAAAAAGAAGTAGATGAAGTTAAAGGTATTGCTTACAGATATGTTGATGAGATTAAGATAAATCCTAGACGAGAGTTAATTAAAGATATAGATACAATACCTTGGCCTGCTTATGAGTTGTTTCCTATAGCTTTTTATAGACTTCAGAGATACGTTCATACTAAACCTACTGATTTGATAATGCCAGTATTATCTGGTAGAGGGTGTACATTTAATTGTGCTTTCTGCCTAACAGAAAATACTAAAATAAAAACTTCTAACGGAGAAAAAGAGATAAAAAAACTTAAAAAAGATGATATAGTTTTAGGATTTAATGAAAAAGAAAACACAATAGAAGAAACTAGAGTAACTGATTTATTTGAAAGAAAGGGAGAATATTATAAAATTACTCTGGAAGATAAAACAGAATTAGAAATATCAGAAGAACATCCGGTATATACAAAAAGAGGATGGGTGGAAGTTAAAGATTTAAAAGAAGGAGATGAGGTATTAAAAATATGAAATATCCAGAAGATTTTATTAACAAAATAATTCAAGGAAATTGTTTAGATATAATGAAAGAAATACCAGATGAAAGTATTGATTTAATCATTACTGACCCTCCATATCTGACTACTAATCAGAAATGGGATAAGAAAGAAGTATTTAACGATGAGGTAATTAAAGAGTTATTTAGAGTAGCTAAAGATAGTTGCAATATTTATATTTGGTGTGGTATTGGAGAGAAGAGTCAGAGTTTAATTAGATGGTTTCCTTTACTTAAAAAATATTTTCATTTTAAAGATTTAATTACTTGGAAAAAACAACGTGGTATTGGTATGCGTATAGGATGGCTTTATACGAGAGAAGAAATTATGTGGTTTGTAAAAAATAATAAGAAATTTGTTTGGAATAAAAATGAACAATACAGTAATGAAAAGAGAAAATTAGATGGATTTTATTTTGAAGGAAAAAATTTAAGTAATAGAATGTTAAATGAAAACAAAAGATGGACTAACGTATGGACTGATATAAATGAAATCTCTTTTTATAATTCAAAAGAATTAAAAAGATTTAGAAAATTACATTTTACACCCAAACCATTAAGAGCAATAGAAAGAATAATAAAATTACATACTAAAGAAAATGATTTAATATTAGATTGTTTTTTAGGAAGTGGAACAACTGCAATAGCATCTAAAAATTTAAATAGAAATTTTATAGGAATAGAAATAGATAAAAATTATTGTGAGATTGCGAAGAAAAGATTAAAAAATGAAAAATTGTAACATTTGTCAAAAAATACTTATTAAACAACAAAAGAAATATTACTCTATAAAATGTAGGTCTAAAGCTAATTCTATTAGAATGAAAAAGAAAAATCCAATGAAAAATAAAGTTATTGCTAAAAAAGTAGCCGATACTCAAAAAAGATTATTTAAAGAAGGTAAAATTACTCCTTTTATGTGTACAAATAAAGGAAAAAGGATTATTAGTAAGATAGCTAAAAAGAGAGCAAATTCAGATAAAAATCCTTTAAGAATTATGAAAGGTAAAACATGGATAGATTTTTATGGTGAGGAGATAGCTAATTTAAAAAAAGAAAAAGCTAGAAATTGGTTATACGAAAGAAATTTTAATATGAAAAAATTTAAAAGATATAAATATAAAAATAATCACTTTAAATCTTCATATGAATTAGCTTATGCTAAATATCTGGATAAGAATAAAATAAAATGGATATATGAACCTTCTATTTTTAAAGTATATATTAAAAAAGAGTTAGTTGGCTATTGTCCTGATTTTTACTTACCAAAGGAAAATAAATATATAGAAATTAAAGGTTGGTGGAGAGATAAAGCTAAAAAGAAATTTGAGTTATTTAAAAAACAATACCCTCATTTAATAGTTGAATTATTATTTCAAAAAGATTTAAAAAAATTAGGAATATTATGAAATGGATTAAGATTAAAAAAATAGAGAAGATTAAAAAAACAGATAAACTTTATAATATCTCTTGCTATCCACATAATAACTATTTTGCTAATAATATTTTAGTACATAATTGTTATCGTATGGATAAGGGATTTAGACCTCGTAGTAATGAAGCTATTATAGATGAGATAAAATTTTTACAAGAAGTATATGGGATTAATGTTATAGATTTCTCAGATGAATTGTTAATGTCCTCTATACCAAGAACTGTAAGTCTTTGTGAGGCAATCATTAAGGCAGATTTAAGAATCAGATGGCATTGTAACGGTAGATTGAATTACGCTAGAGAAGACGTACTAAAGTTGATGAAGAAAGCGGGTTGTATCTTTATCAATTATGGCATCGAGGCTCTTAATGATAATGTTCTAAGATTAATGAACAAAGCTCTGACTATTGATATAATTAAAAGAGGAGTTGAAGCTACTCTTAAAGTTGGTATTAGTCCCGGTTTAAATATCATGTTCGGTAATCCCGGTGATAATAGAAAGACCTTAGCTAATGCAGTTGATTTTCTTCTAAAGTATGATGATTGTGCTCAATTGAGAACGATTAGACCAGTAACACCGTATCCTGGTTGTCCATTATATTATAAAGCAATCAAGGACGGTTTGATAAAAGATGCTGAAGATTTTTATGAGAATAAACATTTAAATAGTGATTTAGTAGCTGTCAATTTTATTGAAGATGAGATGAGTACTGATGAAATTCATGAGGCTCTATATCACGCAAATTGTCAGATTATCAGTAATTATTATAGAAAGCAAGACCAATATATGAAGAGACAAGCTAATGATTTATACATGAGACACAATACTAAGTTTAGAGGATATAGACAGTTCTAGGAGATAAAAATGGCTAAAAAAGGTAAAAGAAGATATACTAAAAGAAAGAAAAACGATAGACGAAAACGCAGAGAAAGAGTAACACGATAAGGAGAGTGTAAATGTTAAACTTGTTTACTAGTGAATCAGTAACAGAAGGCCATCCAGATAAGGTATGCGACCAGATTTCAGATGCTATTCTGGATGAAGCACTTAGGCAAGACCCTTATAGTAGGGTAGCTTGTGAAACTTTAATTACTAAAGGTATTATTTATGTTGCAGGAGAAATGACTACTAAAGGTTATATAGATGTACCAGCAGTAGTAAATAAAACATTAGATAGAATAGGATATTATCCAGAGGAGTTTGGAATAATTACTTCTATTCAGAAACAATCACCAGATATTGCTATGGGAGTAGATACTGGTGGTGCAGGCGACCAAGGAATGATGTTTGGTTACGCTACTGATGAGACAGATAATTATATGCCTTTAGCTATAGATTTGGCTCATAAATTAACTATGCAGTTAGCTAAATGTAGAAAAGAAAGAATACTTAACTTTTTATTACCAGATGGCAAGTCTCAAGTTACAATTAATGGGGAGAAAATTCAAACAGTCGTAGTGTCTGCTCATCATACATCAATGGACATAGATAAATTAAGAGATATGATTAAAGTTTTCGTAATAGATGAGATAATTAAAGAAGAGATTGGACAAGTGTTTATCAATCCCACTGGAAATTTTGAGATTGGTGGACCAACAGCAGATACAGGACTAACCGGCAGGA